CTTTACTGTACACAAACCGCCTAGTATGAAATAGGAATTTGAGTTTTAGGAGGGTCTATATGAGGGGGTCTATATGACAGGTGCTGCAAGACGTAAGCCTACGGGCTTACATATACATGATCCTAAACAGCACTTAGGCGCGGAGGAAATAGCCGCCCGCGCTGACGCTGAAATTACAATGGGTACTTTAAAATTTTCTACGCCCGCAGACGTTAAGAAAAATAAGGGGGCTTTAAAAAAGTGGAAGGAAGTTACAAAGATATATCAAGACGCCGGGCTCTCTGTTGTGAGTTCTACCGATAATGGGGTGATTGGTCGTTACTGTATGCTGTATGCGGAATACTGGGAACTCACAGAGCAGCGCAGTATAATAAGTGATCTCGATTTTCCGTCGGATGACGAGGCCGAGATAATGGCCGAGACTGACGCGGAATATAGGCACGCCAGAGCGCGGCGGCTATGGAGTATAATGGAATATTTTACTAAACTGGACGGCATTTTGAAGTTAGACGCCGCCATAAATAAAAAATTAAAAATGATCCTGGATATAGAAGACCGTATATTTTTAAATCCGGCGGCTAAGGTTCGGACGCTGCCCATAAAACGTAAGCCAAAACCTAAAAATGAACTCGGTGATCTGGGTTTTGATGTATGAATAACAAGCTGAACGAGCTTTTAAAATATGCGCACGGTTGTATAGAAGGCCGCGTAGCCTGCTGCACTAAGCATAAATGGGCGTGTATGCGGTTCCTTAAAGATTACAAGGCCACTAAAAAGAAAAAATCAAAATTTATATTTAACTGGGAAGCCGTAGAAAAGATTTTGCGTTGGGCGCTATTGTTCAAACATACGAAGGGCGTTTTAACAGACGAGTATATAGAGCTGGACATATCCCAGGTTTTTGTGGTGGCAAATGTATACGGTTTCTATTATCGGGGTACTGGCTACCGGCGATTTCAAAAATTTTACTTACAGCTCGGGCGTAAAAATGCTAAATCTCAGCTTTTGGCGATCATTCTTACGTATGAATTGATGGTTTTTACCGGAGGATTGTCTGAAGTATACTGCGCTGCGACTAAAAGAGACCAGGCGAACATAGTGTATGACGAGATAATGGCTATTTTAAATGGTTGTAAACTCTTAATTGATAGATGGAAAGAGGCCTATCATAAGATAATACACCTGAAAACCGGTTCATTCTGCCGGGCGCTCTCTAAAGAAGACAGGAAAACGGGCGACGGGTTCAACCCGCAGTGTGCATGCATTGACGAATACCACGCACACCCTACCGCAGAAATTTATGATATCCTGGATAGCGGCATGGGCGCACGCCCCGAGCCGCTTTTAGGGATAATAACTACTGCGGGCTTTGATTTGAATAACCCTTGCTATACAGTTGAGTACAGAATGATCTCTCGGGTGTTAGACCCTGACGACGATATTGATTTAGAAAGTGTTTTTTGTGATGTACATGAATTGGAAATTAATACAACTAGTGAAGATATAGTTTTAAAAGATGGTAAAAAAGTAGCGCCGGGAGATCTGATAGACGACCCTTTCGACGAGCGTAACTGGATTAAAGCGAACCCTATAATTTGTAGTTATTCGGAGGGCGTTTCGTACCTGCGGAAAAAGGCAGCCGAGGCGAAGGCCGCGCCAGATAAGCAGCGAAATTATCTTACAAAACATATGAATGTCTGGGTGAATCAGCGCGACGCGGGGTATATGCCGCTGCTGCGCTGGACTGCATGCCGGGGTGAAATACCGGATTTAAAAGGAATACCGTGCTTTGTGGGGCTTGATTTATCAGCAAAAAATGACTTGACAAGTGCCGGTTTAGTATTCCCGTTGCCTGACAGGTACGCTGTTTTAGGTCATTCTTTTATGCCAGAAGGCCAATTTCAGGCTAAAATGCAGGGTGATCTCGTTCCGTACGACCTTTGGGAGAAAGAGGGCTGGTTAACTTTGACACGCGGCGAGGTCGTGAATTATAAAGAAGTTGTTGACTGGGTTAAAAAAACTATATTAGAATATGATAGTATCATACAGGAATGGTGTGTAGACCCCTGGGGGGCTGTGCAGATTTCCAGCGATTTAATTGACGATGGTTATGAAGTTGTAAATATTGTCCAGGGAATTAAAACATTATCGGAACCTACCAAAGATTTCAGGAATCAAGTTTATGAGAAAAATGTAATACATGATGGTAACCCGGTCATATCCTGGGCTATTGGCAATGCGGTGGTCGATATAGTTGATCGCAATATGAATATTTTGTTAAATAAAAGCAAGTCTCGCGAACGAATTGATCCTATCGCTTCAATAATTAACGCTCATGTAAGGGCAATGATAGCTGGCACTTTAGGCAGTTGTTATGCTGATCGTGGACTGAGGGATCTTTAATGAAATTTTTTCAAAGAGTTAAGGCGGTTTTTTCTAATACTTATCTTGAGGAGTATATGAAAGACTGGTTCGCCGGGAATGATATGCCGGGGGACAGCGTCGGCAGTTTGACGGAGGCCACGGCGTTACGCTACAGCGTATTTTTTGCATGCAATAGAGTTCTGGCTGAAACCTTCGCCTCGGTGTCTATTAACGAATATAAAAAGCAGAAGAACGGGGATCGTGAGGTCACTAACGATACTGGGTTATATCCCATCTTGCATTTTGCGCCTAACGACGAGACGAGCCGCTTTAATTTCCAAGAATGTATGATGTATCAGATAAATTTGGGGGGTAATTTTGTAGCTGAGCGCCTTATGAACGGGCGTAAAATAGCTGGTTTTGCGCAGATCCCCTGGGAGAATTATGATATTATACGCGATCCCCAGGATCGAAAATTAAAATATAGGATTCGTGGCGCGACTAATTCAGCGGTAGAGGCTACAAAACAGGTAGTATTAAACAGAGATCAGGTGCTACATATCCCCGGTCCCTCTACTAATGGCTTTGTGGGCATGTCTCTTTTAACATACGCTGCCGCTGTCATCCGTTTAGGCAGTACTTATAACAGGTTTAACCAAAAGTTTTACGATAACGGCGCAACGCCTACCGGCATGTTTCAGAGTGAGGGGGTTCTTAAAGACGAGGCTTATAACAGACTTAAAAAAGATCTGAAAGAGAAGTACACGGGTTTAATGAACGCCGGACGGCCTATGTTATTAGAAGACGGGCTAAAGTACGAAACGCTTACGATAGCCCCTATAGACGCTGAGTTATTGAGCAGTCGTAAATTTCAGGTTGAGGATATCTGCCGCTTTTTTCGTGTCCAGCCGCATTTAGTACAGCATTTAGAAAAGGCTACTAACAACAATATAGAAAAGCAAAGTACAGAGTTTGTTATGTATACAATGCTGCCGCATTTTAAGCGCGTTGAGGATAACATAAACAGCCAACTATTAACGCCGCAGCAGCGGGCAGCGGGTTATTATTTAGAGTTTAATATGGCTTCGCTATTACGAGGCGATCAAAAAAGCATGGCCTTAGCTTTTAGTAAAGGTATTCAGTGGGGGTATTTTTCTATCAATGACGTGCGTAGACTTTTAAATATGAATAGTATAGAAAACGGCGATATACATTTACAGCCGTTAAATATGGCTCCGATAGGTACGGAGCCGAGTAATTCAAATAATGGTATCAGTAATGCAATCGAAGACACCATAAATAGGCTTATCGACGAAGCCGCAGATAAGGGGAAACTATGAATGAATGGTTAAAAATAATGGTGAAAGCCAATATAGGCGAGATATACATTTATGGTGAAATAACCGATTTTAAATGGTTTGAGGAAGACATAACGCCGACGGATATCAAGGAAGAACTGGGTAAGCTTAAAGACGTAGACGCGATTAATGTATATGTAAATTCGCCTGGCGGCGGTGTGTTCGCGGGTGTGGCCATATATAACGAGATTAAGCGGTTTAATAAACCCGTTACTTCTTACGTCGACGGCTTGGCTGCTTCTATCGCGTCGCTCATTGTCCTGGCGGCTGATAAGGTGGTCATGCCGTTTAATTCCATGCTTATGATTCATAGCCCGTGGACGTGCACTTGTGGTAATTCTAAAGAGTTGCGGGATCTCGCTGACAAGCTTGATAAGTTAACCGATAGCGTTTTAATTGAAACATATTTTAATAAAACGGGCATCAAAAAAGACGAGTTAAAAAAGATGCTGGACGTGGAAACGTGGCTTAGCGCCGAGGAAGCGGTAGAGATGGGTTTTGCCGATGTTCTGGAGGAAGAGCAAAAGATCGCCGCGTGTTATGTCGGCAACAATATAAAGTTTAACGACGTAGAATTTCAAGTAGATAAATTCAAGGGTTTCCCAAAGGACAAATTTTCTGAACATAAACCAAAAAATAAAATGTCATTAAAACAGCGTCATGAGCATAATATGGCTATGCTATCGGCGAAAATTTAAAGGAGGTACGGCCATGGACTATAAAAAATTAATGCAGGCTCAGCTCGTTATCATGAAAGCGTTGTTTGCTGGCGCTGAAAAAGAAACCCGGGATCTGACTGAAGACGAGCAGACCAAATATGATGCTGCCAAGACGGAGTTTAACCGCCTTAAAACCGCCATGGACGAAGCGGACGCACTCGCCGCTATGGATATCAGCGCAGCTATTGACGACCCCGCTGCTGCTGCTGCTGCTGCTAAGGTTGTCGCTGACGCTAAGGTTGCTGCTGACGCTAAGGTTGCTGCTGACGCTGCGGTTGCCGCTGGGTTTATTCCTGCAGCTAATGCGGCTAGCGCTGCCGCTGCTATCGTTGCGGGTGGCAATTTGACTACCGATAAGCCTTTTGATAGCCTCGGCGATATGCTGCGTGATGTGGCTAACTCCGCTATGGGCAATGACGAAGCAAAGGACAGGCTTGTAAAGGCCAGTCTGAACACAGAGACCGGCTCAGACGGTAACTTTCTTGTTCCGCCGGATTTTATCGGAAGTCTGCTCGAAAAGGCTAACGAGCAGTCGCAGATCTATTCCAGGGTTAACGAGCTGACAATTAAGGGCAATACCGCCAATATACCGGCAGTTGACGAAACCAGCCGTGCAGACGGTTCGCGCTTCGGTGGAATTGCGGTTTACTGGGTACGCGAAGGCGGCGAAGGTACTTATAAGCAGCCGAAATTTCGTAACCTGGATCTTAAGCTTGCCAAGCTTATGGGCCTTGTCAGTATCACCGACGAAATGCTCGAAGATTCTGCCCTGCTCACTTCCTGGGTGCAAACTGCCTTTCCTGCGGAAATGGCTTTTGTAAAAGATCAGGCCGTTTTTAACGCCGACGGTAATGGTAAGCCCCTCGGCTTTATGAATTCCCCCGCGCTGGTAACAGTAGCGAAGGAAGGCAGCCAGGTTGCCGACACTATTGTCTATGAAAACGTCGTGAAGATGTGGGCGCGTATGCCTGCTGCACGCATGGCGCGCGCTGTATGGTTCATTACTCAGCAGGGGCTTGAGCAGCTTCCTCTTATGAACTTGACTGTTGGTACTGGCGGCACTGCCGTATTTTTGCCGAACGGTGGCGCGGTAGGTACTGCCGCCGCAGCTCCTTACTCTACCCTGTTAGGGCGTCCGATTATTCCTATCGAACAGGCTGCCGAACTCGGGCAAAAGGGCGATATCGTACTCGCTGATATGTCCGATTATGTAGCTATCACAAAGGGCGGCTTGAAAACTGCCAGTTCGATTCACGTTGATTTCGATAAGGCGAAAACTTCTTTCCGCTTTATCCAGCGTTTAAACGGCGCGCCGTATACGCGGGTAGCGTTGGCCAGTCGGGCTAAGGCTGCTTTCACCACCTCCCCGTACATAACCTTAGCTGCGAGGGACTAATAAAACAGCCTGGCCGGGTTTAACAGATTCGGCCAGGCTTAGTTAGCTTTAAATATTCTTAATTAAAATCAATTAACCTAAACAGGAGTAAATAAAATGAGAATTCTTTCAGTTATCGGAGAGCAGATAAAAACCGCTGGCCGTATTCTTTTTAACGGTCTTGTAACAGGGACCGGCGACGCTAAATGTGTGCTGCCCAGTGGCACTAATGGGTTAGCGCTCACTTGCCTCGTCACCATGGCTAACGCCGCTAATTTGGTAATATCCGTTATTACCGCAGACGACGCCGACGGGACAACCCCCGTCGCCATTGCTGAAAACATCCCTATTTTTAAAGATGATGTGAGACAGGACGATGCTAAGGCGCTTACCATTGCTGACGACAGTGGCACGTTTACCGCCATCTTTTGCATACCTCCGCTGCTGATTCCCGAGGGTAAGTATGTAGGCCTGTCTTTTGCTAACAGTAATGACGCCAATATTCTAAGCGCCGTTGCCTTAGACGATGTATACCACGAAAGCGGACTGGCGTAACAGCCTTTAAGCCTAAAACTCGAAATCTTAAACCGTACCCCCTATTAATTTAGGGGGTACATTTTAAAAAGGATGGAATATTATGGCTACTGAAGAAGAAAAAAAGGCTGCTGCCGCTAAGAAAAAAGCCGATAAAAAGGCTGCGGCTGACAAGAAAAAAGCCGATAAAAAGGCTGCGGCTGACAAGAAAAAAGCTGCTGCCGATAACTTGACGGCTGATTTTGTTGGTAAAGATTTAAAGGTAAAGCTTTCCGGCGGCGCGGAGTTTGAAGGGCTTTGCACTTGCGTGCGTAAAACTAACAGCGGCGCGCAGGTGTTGTTAAGAATTAAGGGTGAGGTTGCCCGCTTCTTTAACGCCGAGGATATAGTAGAATGAGGTTCTTTCGACTGAATGAGGCGGCGGACATTGAGCCGGTCACTGTGGCCGAGGTAAAGCTTTATGCCCGTGTTGCTCATTCAGTCGAAGATTCTATAATAACGAAGTGGATAGCAGCGGCTCGGAAAGAGGCAGAAGATTACCAGCATAGGAGTTATATAGAACAAACATATCGTATGACTTACGATTCTTTCCCCGGTTCCTGCATAGAATTTCCCCGGCCCCCGCTCATAAGCGTGGATTCGGTAAAGTACTATGACACAGAAGACGCGGAAAATGCATTCAGTTCTGATAACTATTTTGTAGACTTAAATTCGGAAATTGGCAGGTTAGCACTTAACTACGGCATATCGTGGCCTACGGCTACTCTAAGACCGATTAACGCGGTTATAATAGATTTTACTACCGGTTACGGCGACGAGGCCGCAGACGTGCCAGATGACGTTAAGAATGCCATTTATTTGTACTGTACTTACATGTATGAGAACCGGGAAGCCGAAAACACCTTTCCGAAGGAATTTTATGATTTACTCAGACCGGACAGGATGGCTATTTATTAATGGTTTTCAGGAAAGATACGAGGGCGACGAGAAAAAGTCAAGCGAGCCGCTACCGCCATTATGTAGATTTTCAGAGTAAAGAGGAAGTGTCAGACGGCGAGGGGGGCTTTACTGAAGACTGGTCTAATATTTCTGGCGCTACGCAGATCCCGATTGAGATTTTACCTATAAAAGCCGAACGCCGGGCTGAAATGCGATCCTGGGATGTTATAGCTACGCACTATCTTAAAAGCCGGTTTAATATCCCTATAGAGGAAGTGGGGCGCGTGGTATTTGTTACGCCCGCTGGTACTCGTTATTTTTATTTAAAAACACTTGAAGATTTGCAGACGAGGGGTATAGAGGATTTTATGATCGCGGAGGAACGCAGGCCGTGAGCAAGGTTTTTAAAACACCATTTACAAAGCTTACACTTTATACTGACGATATTATAAAAGATATCGATCATAATGAATTGATAAGACGCCGGGATGCTGGCAGATATGCGGTAAAAGTAATGAAAAAAAACGTCAATAAAAAAGGTGCATCTACCCCCGGAGGTTTTCCGGGTAAACGTACAGGCACTACGCGGCGTAGAATAGGTATGCAGCTTATGAAGTTTGATCGCTCGGTTAAGGTAGGCAGTAAAGATTTTAAGGCTCACTTGCTTGAGTTCGGACACGGTGATGGTAAAGAGCGTAACAAGCGCCCTTTTGTTTATCGGTCGCTAATTGAGGCCGAACCGGAAATTATTAAAATTATGTCAAGGGAATATTTTTAATGTTCGAAGGATCTTTAATAGCGTTACTGGCTGCCGATACGGATTTAGTAAATCTGTTAGCGACTTTTGAGAGCGCGCCAGCTATTTTTTCAAGTGTCGCGCCGCAGAAAGCAACACGCCCGTATATTGTTTTTGATATAGATAAATTCGCGGTTGAAAATTTGGCCGCTTCGGGATTTGATTTACCTATTGATATATGGATTCGTAAAGAGTCTGGAAAAGAAATGAGGGAGATCGCCGAACGTATAGAGTTTGTCTGTGATAGAGTAGAGATTAAAACAGATTCTCGCTTCGATACTATCAGGCTTTTTTACGAAGATGGTGGAGAGGTTGAAAACCTGGATATTAAAATAAGGCACTACGTAGTAAGGTTAAGCGCTCGCGCGGGTCGTAAAAAGTGGGCCGAGGAAACAATTTAACAGGAGTAAATAAAATGAGAATTATAGTTATTTTTCAGTTGGTATTAATATTGGGTCTTTCGGCATACTGCGGCGATAAGCATTACAGGGGTATAGTCGATTTTATTTTTGATGTGGCTAAGGGAAACGTACCGGGACACTCCTCTATAAATAAATTCGGGCATAACCCGGCAGTAGCTACGACCGGCGAGGATGTTTGGAGCGGCGGGGGTACGTATATGTTTTATCCGGATACCGCTAAGAATATGGAATTAGTTTGCGATAGTAGCGCCGACAGTGCCGCAGGGACCGGGGCGCGTTCTGTGCAGGTTTACGGCCTTGATAGTAATTGGTTAGAGATAAACGAAGTAGTTATACTGGGCGGTTCGGATACGGTAGCACTTACCAATAAATATATAAGGATGTACCGGGCGATAGTTATAACGGCAGGCAGTTATGAAACCAATAAGGGGGTTATAGCTATACAGGATACCGGCGCGGGTACTGTGGGCGCGTATATTGACGCTGACGACGGGCAGACGCAGCAGGCTATATACACAGTACCGGCGGGGAAAACGGCGTATTTCGTAAAAGGATATACCGCTATGAAAAACGACGACAAAAACGGGGAAGATGCAAGTTTTAAATGGAAAGCGCGCTGGAATAACGGTGGTGATGGTGCATGGGCTACTAAAGGGCAGATATCTTTGATTAATATCGGCTCTTCGTGGTGGCAGTATCAGTATGGTATACCTGCCGGACCGCTGGTAGAAAAAACCGATATAAAAATAGAATGCTATGAGGCGTCCGCTACCGTCGGCGCAACGGCGGGTTTTGACCTTTTATTGGTTGACAATTAAGAATTAAATGGCACAAAGATATCACGGCATAAAGGCGGATACATACGAAAAGTTCCTTTTGGATTCAGGGGCTATCTATACCGATTTTGTTAGTATAGGGGAACCTGGTACACTTTTGGGGGCTACTCGTGGTGGTGCTGTGTTTAAAAGGATGCCTAAATATAAAGATCTTCCTTATGAGGGTATACCAGGACAGGTAGTAGGGCAGAAGCATTTAATAGGTGTTAAGGTTTCTTTAGATGTTAATATAATTTCTTTTGACGAGGATAATTTACCGCTCGCTATTCCTAACTCGGCGGTCTCAGCTCCATCCGGCGGATACGTCATAATAAACGAGTCAGAATGGGACGCCGAAGCGGTGCACAGCTTGACAAACATAGCTATAATAGCGCAGCTTTCCGACGACTTTTCGCCGGTCGCTATAGTGTTAGATAACCCTATATGTGAAAAAGATCTAAGTTTAACTTTTAAGGATAAAAGCGAAGCTGTCAGTAAGTGGCTATTTTCTGCTTTTTATAAAGAGTCGACGGGCTTTAGCGCGCCCCCGTGGCGTATGTATTGGCCTGTCTCTGCAATACCATAAACAATTAAACCGGAGGTACAAAAATGACTAGAAAACATGGAATAACAGCGGACACTTATAAGAAATTTATAATTGACGCGGGCGCGGTGTATACCGGCTTTACTGATTTTACTTCTTTAGGTACGCTTTTGGGCGCTACAAAAGGGGGGTCTCAATTTACTATTGAGCAGGATGTTAAAGAAATGGAAGTAGACGGCGCGCGCGGGCCGGTTGTTGGCAGCCGTCGTTTAACTATGGTTAAGGCTACGCTTGTTGTAAATTTTATAGAGCACAGTTTAGCCAATTTGAAAAAGGCTTTAGTCGGTTCGGATTCGGCTACGTTCGAGGTTGACTGGGACAAGATCACGCGCGAGTTGGTAATTGAAGACGCAGACTTTCTTTCTGATATTACACTAATCGGCGAGGTTTCCGGCGAGACTAATGGTTTAGGAATCAGCTTGGCTAACGTTATAGTAGATAGCAATTTTGAGTTGACTTTTGCGGATAAGGAAGAGGGCGTAGTAGCTATGACTTTTACCGCGCATACAACGCCGGAATTGCTTGGAGCTGATAACGATATAGAGCCCTGGGCAATCTTGCTACCTACCCCGTCTTAAGCACAGAGAATAACAAATAAACAAAAAGGACAATGCTATGAAAGAGAAAGAAAAAGTAAAAGAAGGGTACACTTACCCGAAAGTGCGTGAGCTAACGCGTAAAGACAGAGTAAAGCTTTCTGAGTTAATTAAGCTTTTCGCTGAGCGCTCCGGTAGCATCAAATTAACAGGGATGTTACCGGGGCAGAAAGGCAAAGATAAAAAAAAGAAAGACGATACCGATCAGATTTACGCGCTTATTAAAAGCTTAATGCAGCAGTTTTTAGATTTTGTAGAGGAAGAGTTAACCACCTGGTTTATGGAGCTTATAGACGTGACTGATCGGGATGCATACGATAATATGCCTTTCGATATAGAGTTACGTATTATTGATCAGCTTATGGCGCAGGAAGGTTTCGACCATTTTTTTACGCGAGCCTGGGAGATGTACAGAAAGATCCCAGGCTAAACAGGAGTACAAAGGAAGTTGAAAACGCTGTACGCTTTCACGACAGACTTACCGAAGCGCAGCTTAACGGGACGCTATACAGTGAGGTTGTTTTTCGCGGTGAAGCGATACTCAGTGAGCGGCAGCGGGTCGATAAAGAAAGAATGGTTGCGGCTTCGTTCACGGCCTGGCAGACGTTAGCAGCACATGCTAAAAAAATGCCTACGTGGGGTAAGTATATAAAGCGGTTAGGCTTATCGAGTGAGCCGGAGTTAACAAAAGAGGATCTTAAACGTGAGGCAGATCAAGCAATGGAAAACGTACAGCGGATAGTAGATAAGGCGAGGCGTAAGTAATGGCCGCCGGTAAAGAGCTATTTAAGCTTTGGGGCTTGCTCGGTATGCAGGGCGTGGATACTACCTCTCAGAAGCTTAAGAAGATTGATAAACAGGTTAGAAAATCTCAAAAAGAACTAGACCGGCTGGGTAAGCGGGCGGTTAAGGTTGGTAAGGTTCTTACTAAAGCTTTTACCGCCCCTCTATTGGCGGTAGGTATAGCCGCGACTAAAATAGCTGCGGATTTTGACGCGGCGTTTACAAAGTCTACGGCTATCATGGGTGATCTTTCTGAAACAATGCGTAAGGATTTGAGAAATGCAGCTATAGAGGTATCCAAGGTAGTTGATTTTTCTGCCAGAGAAGCGGCTGAGGCTTACTTCTTTTTAGCGTCTGCGGGTAAGAGCGCGGCTCAATCGATCGGGTTGCTTCCCCTCGTCGCGAAATTTGCGCAGGCCGGAGCTTTTGATCTTGCCAGAGCCACGGATCTATTGACTGACGCGCAAAGCGCTTTAGGCTTATCATCTAAAGATACTGTCGAAGATATGAAGAGTATGGCTAGGGTTAGTGATGTATTGGTTAAAGCTAATACTCTGGCTAACGCAACAGTATCGCAGTTTTCCGAATCGCTTACGAATAAGGCCGGGGCGGCGCTTCGTGTATTAGGTAAGGATATAGAAGAGGGCGTAGCGGTGTTAGCGGTTTTTGCTGATCAAGGGCTGAAAGCTTCTGCTAGTGGCGACGCTTTGAATATTGTCTTGAGAGATTTACAGAGATCAGCTCTTAAAAATGAGGAAGCTTTTAAAAAGGCTAAGGTCGCTGTGTTTGACGAAAGCGGTGAAATGCGTAATATGGCGGATATTGTTGGGGATCTTGATGTGCTGCTTTTAGGTATGTCGGATAAACAGCGGCGCGCTACTTTGACAACTTTGGGTTTTCAAGATAAATCTATAGCGGCCACAATGTCGCTACTAGGTATGTCGGACGCGATAGCAGGTTATGAAAAAGAACTAAGAAAAGCTGCGGGTACAACTGACGAGGTAGCTAATAAACAGTTAAAAACATTTTGGAAGCAACTAGGCTTAATTAAGGATAGGCTTATAGCTGTTGGTCTTACTGCTGAAGGTTTCGCCGCGATAGGTAATGAGGTGCTGCTGCCTGTACTTAGCAAACTAATTTCTATTATAGAAAGGTTAAATAGTTGGTGGAATAAGCTAAGCGACACAGAGCGAAAGACGGCTAAAGGATTTATAATTTTAGCTGCGGCAATTGGCCCCGTAGTTTTTTTAGTAGGTAAGCTTATCGTGTGGGGTAAGGTACTTGTACCTCTTTTGGCCGCGCTCAAAACAGGTACATTAAGTTGGGCCGGGGCTATGGGGGTTTTATCGAAATCGGTTTTAGGAATTACACTTGTTATTGCTGCGCTTGTTGCGATCGGATGGTTTTGGTTTTCTCAATGGGAATCTATGGGTCCTAAATTAAAAGGGGTTTTCGCTAAAATAAGGTTAGCTATCGCGCAAGGATCTAACGCTATTTTCCAAACTTTTGCGAGTGGTATTTTAAAGATATTGGATCTGCTTTCGAAGGTATCCGCGTTTATCCCTGGTCTTAGCAAGAAATTTGAAAGGGCAAAGATCGGCGTATTAGAATTTAAGGCCTCGCTGTTTAAAGATATGGCAAAACAGCGGGAAGTTACTAAGAGTATACTTAAACAGGCCGAGGCTACCGGCACTCTTTCGGATGCGTTGAAAAAAGTAGTAGCCGATGGTAAAAAAGCGCTCGGGTTGAAAGACGAAGACATTAAAAAAACTAAGGAGCAAAGCAAGGTAGACCTGGAGAAAGCAAAGCAGGGCGAAGCACTGGCTAAAAAGCGCTTGAAATTCGATCAAGATATATTAGCGTTAACGGCAAAACTCGGCGCGGATAAGTTTGAACTATTAAAGATTGAGCGCGAAAACGCCGTGCAGGAAGCCGAAAAACTCGGCGCGGACGTTCTGGCTGTGAAAAAGTTTTATGCTGCTAAAGAAAAAGAACTGACTGACGAAGACCAGAAAGCCCGCGAGGATTTTAATAGTGGTGTTATATCGCAGCTTGAGCAGTTGACACTTACAAAATTGGAATTACTTGATTTAGAAAAAGAGGAAATGTTATTAAAGGCTGACGAGCTGGGCGCTGAAAAATTTGATATTATTAAGCTGTATGAAATTAAAGCGCAGCAGTTAAAAGATAAGCTTAGAAAAGAAGAGAGAGCCAAAAATAAGAAGGCACTTAGAAAGCTGCTTAGTCAGACGACGAGTTTTGGAAATAGAATAAATAGCATACTCGGTAAATTTTCGGATAATAAAATCAGGCGTTTAGATATTGAAGAACAAAAGCAAATAGAAGGTATAGAACACTCGCAAATGACGGAAGAGGCTAAAGAAGCCGCTATTCAAAAAGTACAGGAAGAGACCGAAAAGAAGCGGCGGCAATTCGAACGCCAGCGGGCGATCCGCGAAAAGGTCGCGGCGCTCTTTAGCATAGCTATAAACACAGCGTCGGCGGTTGTAGAGGCGTTGCCTAACTACCCCCTGGCTTTATTCGTCGGCGCTCTGGGTATAGCCGAGGGTATCGCCGTAGCGACTACGCCGCTGCCTTTTGCCGAGGGGGGTTTAGTCAAGGGAAGTGACCAGGGGATCACGGCTCAGGTGGGTGAGCAAAATCAAGACGAAATAGTTTTTCCGCTCGAAAAGGGTATAGGGCTTTTTATTGACGGCTTAATGGAAAGGCTAAACGAAATAGAGCTGCCTTCTTTTGGCGTTCCCGATTTTGCTTTAGCCGGAGCCGCCCCCTCTTCGAGTATCAGCTTACATATAGGTACTTTTATTGGTAATAAAGCGGGGCTAAAGGAGCTGGAACGTAAACTAGATACGATCAGGATTGCTGAAAATCAGAGGAAGGGCTTTTAATGGCTATTGAATGGGATATATACCTTGGCACGACGGGCAGCACGGGCAAGCTTTCGCCGTTTGGGCGTAAGACTACGATCAGTCCGAAAGAAACCGTGAGAGAGCAGAGGGCGGCGGACGGAACGTTAAAACAAGATTGCATGTATGTTAAACATGAATTCACATTAACTTATTCTACTATAACGGAAACCGCTCTAGCTACCCTTGATTTTTGGTACGCTGAATTTAAAGCAAATAAGACGCCGTTACCTCTATACATATATACCAGCCCTTCGGCTTACGACGAGTATGTAGTAATACCAAAGCCTGTAGACCGCACATGGGTTATAAAAGGCGCTGATAATTTGTACAGCGGCGTTAAATTTTTAATGATTGAAGTATGAATATTTTATTTATATGGGTTACTGTAGGATCGCCGCTTTATGAGTGGCGTTTAAAGTGTATCCGCCGGGCAATGGAGGTATACCCCGATGCTAATTTTCAGGTTATCACTACGCTAAAAGAGTTTTTCGGTTTTAAGATAATTGACGCTCACGAAATACACGAAAACCTAAAAGGCTTTGATATAGATATTAACGATCCTATTTGGTTTTCAGATTACGCTCGTTATTACTGGCTTTCCAGGGTTGCCAATACCCTGTATTTAGATACTGACACCTTTTGCATATCACCGATACCTCAAACTAAATGTATCGGACACGATGACTATTGGGCGATTTGGAACGGTGAGGATCTAAGAGGCATAGCCGACGTTTTAAGTAAGCACAATAACCAGCGCGGTTTATATCATACCCCGGATTTATTAGCTGAGCGCGGTAAAAACTTTACGCAGTATTTCCAGCATAAGCCTCACTGGCGGGAGTATATCTAGTGGCAACTAGAACCTGGGACGGGTACACTAGCGACAAGTGGTCGGAGGATAACTGGGGCGGCGATCCGTCGCCCGTTAACGGCGATAGTGTTATATTCGCGGGCTCGTCTGAATTAACTCCCGATAATGATATATCGTCTTTAAGTTTAGTTGATATTACTTTTGCCAGTGGCGCGAGTGAGTTTACCCTTGACGGCAATTCAATAACGTTGACAGGGGGCGTAACCAATAATAGCAGTAATGATCAAAATATTAATATGGCTATTAGCTTGCCAAGCGGCGTGCATGTATTCGATTCTGCAAATGGTAGAATTGATATTGAAAGCGTAGTCAGCGGCGTGGGGTCAATTACGAAAAACGGAAATAATCAATTGAGATTTGAAAATAATAATTCTAGTTGGTCGGGCGGTATGCAATGGAACGCGGGAGATGTTCGCGGGCATAATAGTAACTCTTTCGGCTCGGGTAAAATTACAATGGATTCTACAGGGTTGCTAAGGTTACAAGGTAATATGACCGTTCCTAATAACTTTGATATAGATTCAATAGGTGGTATGCAATCGCTAGGCGGATCGGGTAACACTTTAGCGGGAGACATATTATTAAATACCGATTGGGAATTTAGAAATAAATTGGGAAGTACGCCGTTAACTCTTTCGGGGGTTATATCCGGTAGTGGTGGGATTATTCAAGATAATTCTTATACTGATATAACGTTAAGCGGCGATAATACTTTTACCGGCGATACAGAAATAAATGCCAGTAAAGTGATAGCCGGGCATTTAAGCGCTTTGAGATATTCAACCGTCGTTGTGGGTGCTAGTGGTACGCTCGATATATCTGGACAAAATACTAACATTTCAGGGCTTGAAGGTGCGGGTAATGTAACGCTCGGCGTTTACAAGTTAACCTTTATGGGTGCTGAAACATACGCGGCTCACACCGGGGTAATTAGCGGTACAGGTGAAGTACAAAAAAACGCTACTGGTACAATCGTATTAAATGGATTGAACACCTACACGGGGCAAACTACAGTAGTTCAAGGCACTCTGGAATATAATTCTATTGGCGACGTGGGCGGCGGCGCAAGTGCTTTAGGAAATCCGAGTTCAGTGGCTAACGGCACAATCGAGCTAGGCAGATTTGACCCCGTATTAAAATACACAGGTTCCGGCGACACCACGGATCGGGTTTTACATTTTACCGGAACGCCGGGGGCGCACTATATAGAAATGGCCGGGACGGGGACACTAACTTTCCAAACCAATTGGACAGTCGACGATAGCGATCGGACAATATATTTTACAGGTTCGACGGCGGGCGAGGGTTATCTAAACACGGCGGCGATACCGGACGGCGCGACTACTGGCGTAACTACGGTAATAAAACAGGGCTCGGGGGTGTGGACTTTTAACGGTAACGATAGTTATACGGGTGTTACCGATGTAACGGCGGGCAAGCTGGCCATAAACGGCGATCCTATTGGTACGACGGGATTGCTTACGGTTTCAAGTGGCGCGGTACTCGGCGGATCTGGGAATATATACAGCCCCGTAACTATTAGTAACGGCGGCATACTCTCGCCGAGTTTGCAGGCGGCTGGGCCGGGAGAGATTTTACAAACGGCCAATCCCACTATTTTAAACAGTACGTCGATACTTGATTTTCTTTTAGGCACTGTAAGCGATCGGGTAGACGCTAGCGGGGCTTTGACTTTAGACGGGGTTATTAATGTAATAGAGGCGGCGGGCTTTGTGGCTGGTACTTATACAATATTAAATTACGCCGGGGCGTTAACAAATAACGGGCTAACTGTGGGCATTATACCCGACGGTTATACGGCGGTAGTGGATACATTGACGCCCAACGTGGTTAAATTAATCGTTAGTGAAGTGTCAGATAGGTTAAATTTAGTAGGTAATTTAGACGGCGGGTTAAAAGGAGGATTTCAATAATGTTTGGATCAACAGACGTAATAATAGCGGCGGCGGTAAATCAGTCTGTTTTATTTGCGCTGAATACCGGTAACTTAGCGATCTCAGCTATGAAGCTCGGGTATGTAAGGTATACAGAAAACGACGGTACTAGCTTTACCGAGGTTATCTCTGTACCGTTAACAGAGCTTGCGTCTATTACGACCGCCCATGCAGATAATTACGCTAAGTACTTGGATAGCGACACGTCCGGCGGCAATTATTTTCTATTGCGGGTAGATTTTCCCGACGCGGCTTTCGTAGTAGGAAAAGATAAAGTAATTTGTAACATCTACGACGACGACGAGAATGTAATAGCTCACCGTATTTTCGATTTAACCGGGCCGGATTCTATTTACGTAGGCGGCGCGGTTTGGGTCGATCCGGTCGCGGGTGTCGCGGGTACACGTAGCTATGTAAACGGTATACCTAGTAACCCCGTTAGCAATATAAGCACAGCTAGAGTTATAGCCGCCGCTATGGGCTTTAAAAGGATACGCATAATAAACGGTAGTACCCCTTCGGATATGGCTACGACTAGCTATATTGGTTATACTATTTTTTCAGATTCTTTTGCACAGATCGATTTAGGATCGACGAATGTAGCTGGCGTAAGTTTTGAGGGTTTACGGATAAACGATGGCGGTAGTACTGGCGCGTCGGGTGGCTATTGTAATTTAAAAGATTGCTTTATAGGTAAAGCCGCTGGTATGGACATACCCAGAATGATCGCCCGTGACTGTACGCTTGAAGGTATCGTACATTTGGCCGACGACGGTAACTACTTATTTTCCGGTCTCAGAACCGCCGACGACGATACTGTATTAGATTTTAACGACATATCCCCCGGCGATCCCGGACAAAATACAGTTTTAATATCTGGCTTTTCCGGGCGCTTGACTATTAAAAATATGCTTACTACTGATAGTATCGAGATAAGCGGCAACGGTGAAATAATTTTTCATTCTAGCTGTAATTCAGGAACGGCCACGGCTAGAGTCAGCGGGGCGATTAAGGTAACAAATAACGCTACCGCTCTCGACTTAACCAATAATACAATAGATCAAAGCAATGCCACGGCTATTAGTAATTTGCAATCGACAGTGGATAATATGGGTGAGTTTACCAGAATTAAAACCTCTATAAATTCTCATTATATTAATCCCGCTTCAGGCTCAGAGTACACGCAGATATGGGTAACACTAAGAGATTTAGACGGGGATATAGTTGATCCTGATTCTGACGACTTAGGTATAGAGCTTATAGGTACGGTAAGCGGAGATATCACAGCCAGGCTGTACGACGGCGACGGCGGATCGCCGCTGGCTTCAGCGTCCGCCGTGGTGGGTAAAAAACTTATTAAATCAGCCACAGGTATTTACTACTGCTGGCTTAAGACTACCGTAGGCGATCAGATAGAAAACTTGAATTTTACGCTCGGCTGGAAAGAGGGCTCGCCTCTGGTTACTTATAAGGAATTTACAGGCAGTGCCATACTTGACGAGGTGCCATCTACTGTAAACGCTAATGTCGTTGAATGGGATGGTAACGCGGTTACTGGCGACGGTGACTGGGCGGCATTGGCGGCAGCGTTGGCGGCTGTTAAAAATAAGACCGATAATTTGCCACATTCAATAAAAAAGAATACCGCTATCAATAATTTTAAATTCGTAATGCTCAGTGCTTTGACCGGTGATCCTATGCCAGGGCTAACCGTGGCCGCTTCGCGCTCGCTAGATAACACAAATTTTACCTCAATGGCTAACTCGGTTAGCGAGCGCGGGAGCGGTGTTTACGAGATAGACGTTGCTGCGGCAGACACGAACGCCGACACAGGTGCATGGAAATTTATGGCCACAGGCGCAGAGGCTACTATTATTACTTTTATTACTGAAGTTTAATGCTATTAAATTGGACTACTCCCAGGCATCGGAATATCGTTTTTGCGCAAAGCGGTATTGTTAGGGCGTATACTGGTAAAGCTTCTCAGCTCTTCACTGATGATTTTATATTTGCAGCTACGTCTAATACGCGCTGCCCTAAAGCGTTAGTCGAGGTTACGTGGGCTGATACGTTAATTGATTTTAATCTTGTTATATCTTCAAATGACATAAATCGCATAGATAGAACCGGCCAGATTTTTAACGGCAAAACGGAAAGCGGCGAGAAGTGGGCGTATATACACGACGGCTTAATTGCCGACGGTTCTTTTCATGTTTGCCCGGAGCTTGACGTAGAGCCTCAAATGGGCTGGTATGGCTCGGCGTTGATAGCTGACGGCGCAGGGGATTTTTCGACTAAGCCATATTTAACGTTAACGCATGACGCCCGCCCGTACTCTAAAATTGTCGTGGCGGGTGACAGTATTTATAACGAGTACCCGGTCGATTTTGATATAACAATTACTCACCCAGGGGGGCCAACAGTAATAAACGTTACCGGGAATACCGAGAGGATATACGAAAACCTTTTTAACATCATAGTTGACGTGACCAGCGTTAAGCTTGAGGTCTCTAAATGGAGCGCGCCCAACACGATAGTTAAAATTACGCAGTTTATCGGCGCAACAATTGTTCTATACGATTCAAGTGATATAGTAGAGTTGGGCATATTGGAGGAAACCAATAGTGACACGGGGGTAGTTCCGATCGGTAACGTATCGGCTAATGAGCTTGACCTTTCGCTATTAAATACTGATAGGCGCTTTAGCCAGGGCAACACAGAAAGCGTATATCATGAGGTTTTATTATCCGGTCGTAAGATAAGGGTATGGCTCGGTTTTGTTCTGCCCTCCGGGTCGCTAGACGCTACCGGCGACGTAGAAGGGTACATAGTTAAAATAGAGAACGGCGTAAAAGTCGGGTACATGCCTTACGGCGTGTACTGGTCTAAAGATTGGATAAGCAGCCACGACAGTCAAATTACCACTACAACGGCCTACGATATCGCTTATAAGCTCAGTCAAAAAGATTTCTTGAGGTCTGATAATTATTCAGGTAACGTGGGTGATATCGTTAACGAAGCAATGACAGAGGCTCTAAGGGATATCCCCGATCTAAAATGGCGGGTTAGTGCCGATATCGCCGCCTTAACGTGGGGCGAAGTGGCTTTTAAGACTGAAAGTTATTTGGAAGTTTTAAAGGATATCTCAGAGGCTACTTTATCATATACATACGTCGACCGTTCCGGCATCCTTGTTATTGGCTCACTGTTAGGGGCTAATACCCCCGTTCAAGCATGGCAGCAGATAGGGCTTTCTGAGTATTTCGATTATGAAAGCAATCCTAAAATAGACGAGCTTATAAATTTTATTCGGGTCGGTTACATTAAGTATAACGTAGGGACGCCCGATACGGACATATACCCGGATAGTGAAACGTTTGTTATTCCTGCAGGCGGCACGCTCGGGCTCTATTTAGCTTGGAATCAAAAACCGGTAGATATTTCGACAGTCGTAATAAACCTTAATATAGTGTCAGGCTCGCCATACCTTTCCGATCATACCATATACGCTAACGGCGCTGATATCGTTATAACGGGAGCGCCAGGCGACGAGGTTAGTTTATCCGTTAGCGGGACGCCTTACGCGCTTGAGGAAAATACAGAGACTACCGCAAGCGACACTATTAGTATTAACAGATACGGCACGCGTGAATTTGCTTTAACCGGTAACGTTCTAGTAACTACAATTGAGCAGGCGCAGGGATTAGCTGACAACTTAATTGTTTTCTATGGTAACTTAAGAAACGACGGCGCGTTTAACTGGTTTGGCAGTACGTTGATAGCGGTGGGCGATACGCTAGAAGTTGCGGAATTTAAAAGTGAGACTGTAGAGACAAAAACGGATTTTATTATTAAGCGACAAACAACTAAATTTGACGGCGGTATACAAGTAGAAACCGAATTACGGAGGGCTTAAAAATGACATGGGAAACACCTAAAACAGACTGGGTAACTAGCGACGGCATAGGGTACGCAGATATGAATAGGATTGAAAGTAATACCTTAGGCGTGCGAAATGCCACAGTAAGAAAGATTCAGGGCGGCGGTTATCTGATTTATAATAATGTTTCTGGCTACGACGGCATAGTGGCGATTCAACCGCTATCTTGTTACTCTGCCGGGGGCTTTCCTATCAGGCAGAATACAGAGTTTAGAAAAAACCTGAATACATGGGCGCTCGGCAGCGGCGACGACAAGGGCGGCATGGCTTCGGCCGTTACGCCTGCGGGGCGTACTTGGTACTATATTTATGCAATACTTAATACTTCGTCGGGTGCTATAGACTTTATGTTTGACGACGATCCCGGTGGGGCTAATATTCCCGTAGGTACTTTCGACGAAAAAAGATATATCGGGGCTTTTAAAACCCGTGATGCGGGCGCAGAGAGTAGCTTTTTTATATCTGAAATGTACAGCATAGGCGATCGTACTTTTATTAATCCTAATGATATGGTAGCCGATCGTGATATTGTATATACTAACATTAATAATCAGTATAAACTCGTAAGTTTAAGCTATGTATTACCCGAGCGGTTAGTTTTGGCTCAGCTTAACGTTTACAGTGAGGCAAATAAAGCTATAGGTTTTATATCTAACTACGGCGGCTTTACTGTACCAAGTGGCATATACGCTTCGTTCCCAAGTCGCCCGCCGTTAGGCGAGGTAATTTTTACCCGTGACGCGCCGGTAGGCGCTACGCCTAACCTTTTAACGTGCGGCGGCGACTTCCCACTTATGGTAGATACTGACCGGCAAATTTACGCGGCCTTGTACGATACCGGGATAATAGATAAGATATACATAGGCGTACGTGGCTGGCACGACGAAAGATTAATATAATGGCTAAAGATATCAACGATTTAGATGTTACTATAAACTCTTTCCTTAGTGCGCAAACTGTCTGGAATGAAAAACACGACAAGCGCAGTAGCGAAGTACTGCAAAGTATCGACAGGAAAACCACAAAGTTATTTGACCTGCATGAAAACCTAATAGAAAAAGTAGGCGCGTTAAATTGTGGTCAAGCTATTGTAAATCAAAAGATAGCCGGTACGGATAAACGCCTTGATTGGCTGTGGCGGATTATCGGAGTTACGGCATTGGCTATGTTATTTAAAGCCGTGTATGAGTACATTAAAAGCCCAGGGGGTTAATATGCAATTAAGTACTAATTTTTATCTAAGAGAATTTACGAAGTATCCCAGGATAGAGATCCCGCCTATTAAGATTTTTCTTTTAGAAGCGCTTTGCCAGGGTATCTTACAGCCTATTCGAGATTTTCTAAGATGTCCCATAAAAGTTACTAATGGTATACGCTTTGATGGTGACTATGAGCGGTTAATAAAAGCCGGTTATCATCCAAGCGAAACCAGCGATCACGGCTTTCAGGACTGTGTATCTTTAACCAGCCATAAAAAAATAGCGCGCTTCGGTAAAGAGTACGCTTATTCGGTGGGGGCTGCCGATATTGTACCGGCCTGCGGCGCGGAGGTTGCTTTTGCGAGAATGCGAGAATTTTTTGAGCCTATAACCTGCGAGCTTAAACTACCGGCGCAGAATATAGAAGTAGGGCAAATGATACTTGAGCACGGTAAATCTTACTGGCTGCATGTCTCTAATCCGGCGACGGTAATTTATGACGGGCTTTTTGTTCAGAGGTATCTTAAGAAAACCCCGTTCCTGATTTCATTGGATAATGGGAAAACTTATCAGCCGGTCGCCTGATTATTACGGGCGTCTCTCTTCACAGCTTCCAATAGTTGATCTTGCGTCCAGCCGTATTTAGCTACACCCTCCATTAGTCGCACGTCCGCCCGGCCTTTGGCTATTAAATAGTATACGAAAACTTCCCGTTGCTGGCCGGGACGCCACAGCCTTTTATTTAACTGTCTGTTATGGTCTAAGCGCCAGTTAAGCCCCAGCCATACCAGTACGCGCCCCGGACCCCTTTGGATGTTTAAGCCGTGCGCCACGCTGCCAGGGTGGCCGAAGGCTAAAGGGATCTCGCCCGCGTTCCATGCGTGTACGAAGTCGCGCCGCTCGCGTATGTCTATGCCTTGAGGGTAACGGGCTTTGAGCCTTATTAATTCATGGGCGAAATTATAGCCTATCAGAACCGGCTCGCCTGCATGCTCTAAAAGTATATCATCCAGGGCGTTAAACTTCTCGTCGTGCAGCGTTATCCATTCTTTTTCAATTCCAGTATAGACCGCGCCCCCGCAGATCTGCAAAAGCTTGCCAGCTAAAACCCCATTATTGGCTGCTGTTATCTCTTCGGTATCGGTATTTAATACTAAATCGCGCTCGAAAGTGTCGTACATTTTGGCCGCTTCCTGGGGTAGCTTTATTACGCGGTCTACGTGATGACAGGGCGGCAGCTCGGCTTCGGCCTCTGATTCTACAGCTATGCAAAGATCCTTTATACGGGCGTGTATGGCCGCTTCAGCGCCAGGCTTTAGATCCCAGGAAAAGCCGTTGTGAGATCGGTTAAAGTATTTCATTTTATACTGGGTGTAGGTTCTTTCCAGTCGCTTACCCCCATCCATGGTGAAAATGAGCGGCCAAAGGTCAACTAGCCCTTTATTTGACGGGGTGCCTGTGAGGTGCGTCAGCCTTTCCACCTGTGGTGCCAGGGCGCACAACGCGCCAAATCTGGTATAACGTGAGGCTGGGCTTTCGAAGCCCTTACAAAGCGTTATACAGGCCTTTAACGACGCCCGGACAGGTGCGAAGTGTTCACAGGGCATAACACACCACTTGGTATACTTCCCTTTGTGGTAATTGGCGCAAAAATCGGCCTCTGTGCAGATAAAGCTCTTTTCGTGCAGAAAGAGAGGGCACTCTTTAGCATGCACGCAGATCGCCTTATTTGGTTTAGATTTGCGGTTAGCATTTTTGAAGCCTTCGGCGTCGTCGAAAACTACCATATCATATGGCCAGGTCCGCCCGGCGCGCTCGGCCAGCCAAACAAAATTTTCCTGGTTAATTATGTGGATCTGCTCAGCGCCTCGGGCTGCTGCTAATCGTGGGCCGGCCCCGCCGGTTATGACTTTGAATTTTAAGTATGACGTGTGCGCCCAGTCTTGCAGCTCGCCCGGCCAGGTGTCGCGGGCGACGAATAGAGTAGTGACTATCAGAACCTTTTTAACTTCCTTCAGTCTGAAGAGCTTTTCTATGGTCGTAATGAGCGCCGCCGTCTTACCGAATCCCATATTAGAAAAGCACGCGCAACGGGGATTTTCTAGTATAAAATCAATTACGCTGAGCTGCGAAGCCCGCAGCATGTCTTTAGTAAAGCGGGCGGTCAAGGGTCAAAGCTGCTTATGTCGCGGGATAGCAGTATCAAGTCAAATATAGGATCGTCTTCGGCTGCGGTCTCTGTCATAAGGTCGATAAACTCGCGGGCGTCGGTCACGTTATCGCAGCAGCGGCAAGGGATACCGGCGCGCTTTAGCTTTACCGCTTCGCGCTGCTGTTTGGGCGTAGCTGGCTTTCCGGTGGTTTTATACTCTATGGAAAAAGTAACGCCGTTTTTAAAGTGTAGCCGGTCGTGTATGCCGCCGCGCCCCGGCGCGCTCCATTTATAGACCAGCCAGCCGCGATCGCGGGCGTACTTAACGCCGTCATCTTCTATTAGGTTTTCTTGCATGGTGTAAGTTACTCTGACATTTCTGCCGCTAAGATACCCCGCATTTTTGTGCCGTCGTCTTCTGGCATACGTATGCATTTTATAATAGCGGCTTCCCTTGATTTAAGAATAGAGCTTTTGGCTTTTAGCTTTGGGCTAGGTTTATTCGTCCAGTGTACCAGCATAGAGGGGAAAGGCGAGCCGGGTTTTTTCCCGTACTGCATATACAGCGGGTTCTCTTTCTTTTTTCCCTTAGCATCTAGTACATACTCAGCGTCCCAAATACTCTGCCAGTAATGATCCGAGCCGAATCTTAAGCGCCCCGGTAAAAAATCTACCTCGACGCCTTCGCGAAACTGGCCGCGCTTGCGATCCCATATGTATTTATGGAAAACTACAGTATCGGAGCGCGCCGGTAAAAGGCCTACTACAAACTCGACGCCGGGGCGCTGGGCTTCGGTTACGGCTTTTGGTATCCATAGCTTAGCCTCGATATATGGCGGGTTCATAAATACGCGCCCGCGCCAAGGCTCCTTTAATCCATCCTGCTCTAAGTCGTAGAAAAGACCGTCAGGGCATTTACAATTATCCAGCGTGCAGCAGGGATCAAAAGTGAAATCATACTTTTTATTCCACGTATCATAATCGTCCTGGGGCGTTTCCCAGTCCTGCTTAATGCTGGATAGTAGGCCGCTGTTTAACATCTATGGGCAGTAACACTTACAATTTCATTGCGCTTTGTAAATTTATTCATTTCAGTCTTTGTTACTATCTCATATTCAGGCGGTAGGCTACCCGCTTCTAGCTCTTCAAAGGCTTTTGATATTCCGATATATTCAAAGCTATCTTTATGTGCTAAGAACTCTACCCTATAAGGTAGGAAAGCTAGACGTTTTAGTATTTCTACTAGGGCGGGGTTCCGTATCATTTCCGGGGATACATAAAATTTACCTAAACGTTTCATAGTTACCTCTTATTTTTATACTCGGTTATGGCTCGGTTTATCTTGTATAGATTTTCGTATATGGCGCGTCGTCTTTTATGTATACAGCCGGGGGCGCTCTGTATTACTATTATTTGTGATACCGCCATATTAGTAATAGTGCGTATCTTTATAGATTCTAACGCGTTCATTACTCTCTACACCCAGACGGCTGGTTAACTTTAGCCGTTATACCGCCGCCGTCAGTTATGACATAATAGCAGCCGTCAATATACACGACTCTATGGGCTCCGCTGCTGCTCATATTACTGGCTATGCAGCTAATCAGTAATACCAATAAAATTAGTAGCCATTTCATTTTACGATCTCCTATTTTTTAAATGTAGCTATTGCGTAAGCCCTTACTGCTAACCAGAGCCCCCGAGCGTTAAACCTGTGTACGCTATCCAGTAGCATTATTTCGTGAAAGTATTGATCGCCGAGCTTACGGGGTAAGCATTTGGTTTCGCAGATAAAGTCATGTACTATAGCAGCTCGCAGGCAGCGGGGCTTATATTTGTTTATTAATTTCGTGAGCCCGTCGGATCGGTAGTTACCTGGTACGCATACTTTTTTATAACGTATAGGTAAAAGGCTGATCACTCGGTTACTCTTCGGATCTGTTTTAATATATACAGGTACGTTTTTACGCTCGAACATGATTATCGTCCTTATTTTGAAGGTTATTTTTTACCTGGAGTTTTATACCGCGCTCTTTTGACAAGTTACGCGCGAACTGTCGCGCCTTCTGAAAGTCGTCATGAGTAACAAAGGTTTTACCACAACTGTTAACTACTTTGTATTTATGGTTTAGGTCTATCATTGCTGTAGCCTTTCTTTTAGTTGCTGTATTCGTTCGCTATATTCTTTATCAAGGATATCAAGCATTTCTGACGCGCCGTCTTTACCAAATAAAACGCAAAGCCCTATAGCGGTAAGCGTAACGCCGGTAAATATCCATAGCATTTGTATATACTTCATTTTTTATACCTCTTCGCTATGTACCCTTCGGCGGCTATAGGTAGACCCTCAGCCCAGGCGGGTACGGTTTCCATTATGCTGTTAAAGTGTTCTAAAGACCCATGGTCTTTTGGCGTGTCGGCTACTAGCTCGTCGTGTACTGTCAAGACCAGGGGGTAGCCTGCGGCGTCTATCTCGATCATCTTATCGGCCATACAGTCCATAGCCATAGCCTGCGTTATGTTCTCTACGAGCTTACCGCCCCACGTCCTTCGTTTACAATATTTTTTAGTCACAGAGTCTACGCCCCAGTATTCTATTTGGAGCTTTCCGTAATTACCCTCTACTAAGCGAGGCCTATGGTACGCTATCCGCCGCCCACTGGGTAAAATGCAGAATAAAAAAGAAAGCCTACCGCTTCCTAATGCTTTAAAGCTGACATTTTTAATACGTTGTACCGTTCCGGGATTAGCTAAGGCCTTTACTGCCGTCGCTTCGACGTTGTACCAGTACGATGTTATTTTAGGGTTACCCTTGCGCCATGCTTTTATAAATTTTTTAGCGTCTTCGTCTGGTATAACTACACCATAGTTAGGGGCTAGTTGTTGGAAGCCTTTAAGCCCGCCCCCAAAGCCGCAAAGTAATTCTGTTACTTTACCTATCTGCCTTTGTTCTTTATTTACATCTTCATAATTTACTTTGAAAATATCGGCTGCGCCTATCTTGTATATGTCCAGCTTATTTTCATAGGCTTCCAGCTTTTCGACGGCTCCGGCTAACCAAGCTAAACCCCGGCTTTCTATCTGCGAGAAGTCACTAACGAGTAGTCTGTTATACGGGGAAGCGGTGATCATGCCCCGAAGACAGTAGCTAATAGCTCTCAAGCAATTATCAAAAAGCATTTCTACGGCTTCGGGGTCTTGATACTCTAAAAGATCTATACATAAGTCTGGTAAGTCAAGCGATTTTCTCGGTAAATTATGCGGCTGAAATAAATTACCAGACCAGCGCCCCGTACTCGCGCCATGAAAACGCAGCAAGCCATAGCCCCGGCTCGTTTCGTCGATTATGTTTTTAAGCTTATCATACTTAGCCAGCGACGATCGGGCTACTTCCAAGCGTAGCTTGATAATGCTAATGGCTTCCTGTAACTGCTGCCCTCGTTTCTGGTCTAACACCTGGCACTCCACTACAGATTCATTTAATATTTCTACCTGTCTTTTTAAATATTCTTTCTGGGCGTTCTCTAAAGGCACGTCTAATAATTCCATGTAATCTAAAAACTGGTTTCGACCGCTTATGTTCTCTAACATGCCGCAAGTCTGATCAGATACTTTCTGAATGGCTTTCTTTTTAGCCTTGTCTATGGTGGCTATCGCGTTATTTACTGAAGGCATATCGAAGTACACGCCGCGTAGGTTTATCTTGCGGTCAAGCTCCCAAAGCTCGCGCGTCCGGGGCTGTAGCTCTGGGAGTAACTTATCTATACTACGCTCAGCTATAACGTCCTGTATGCAGTACCTTTTAAACTTCTCGAATAATTCAGGCTCGTCTTTTGGATACGTTCGTATTAACTGGCCTTTAGTCTCTTTCTTAGTACTCTTTTTTGGTTTGGAAAATATTTGAATTAGCTTTTGGCCTTCCTTATCTTTCGCCGCTGCCATGTCCAGGCCGAGAGCTTCGCCGCAGTCGCCCAGCTTGCGAGGCAGCGCCAGCGCGGCGGCCTTAGCTGCGGTATCCGCCCAGTACTTAGGCGGCGGTACTGGCCACTTTAAAACGTTACGCATTATACAAAGCTCGAAAAAGTCATTCCAGGCGGTGAGCTGGAAGTTAAGATAATTACCGCGCTCAGATAGATTTTCATGCCATAAGGGTAACTTGTCGCCCGGCAGCCATATAACCGGGGCGTCATCATTGAACGCCCAGGCCAGCATTAAAACCTCAGTGGTGGGGTGCATAGAGTACGCCCACGCGCCGACGGTTTTTAAATCCGCTTCGCTGTAGGTTTCGTAATCTTTACGAAGTTTATCCATTTTTATTTGGGGCGCGGGAAACGGGCTTTTCCCGTCTCGCCGCGCTTTCTATTGTTAGCCTAAAAGGTCGTCGTCGTCGGGTGTGCCGCCGCCTAAAAGGTCGTCGTCGGGTGTATCTTTTTCGCCGCCGCCTAAAAGGTCGTCGTCGGGTATACCGTCGTCCAGAGATTCAAAGCCCTTTACGGCCTCTTCAGGTGATACATAAGAACCGTCGAAGCTCTCGGCGGGTTTGTTTACGAATTGAACGGCGATCAATTTTGCGTTAACCCGCTTACCATACTTATTAGCTTGGCCCCATATCTCGATCTTAGCGTTTACATAACAGCCCGAGTATATAAGGTTAGTGGCTTCGGTCATTACTGTACGCCCGTCGGGGTGTAATACGAGAGGGGCGCGGGGATTATTCGCTTTAACCATAAGGTTACCCTCCATATATTTCATCTCGTCGCGGTCGGGAAGGCGTAAACACATTCTATCGGGGCCTAGCTTCCCATCCTCTTTAGCCTTGACTAACTTAGGGTTGTTGGTAATAGCTTCGCGCATATACTCTTTGATCATTTTTAATACTGGGCCGTGTTTTTCTTTTTCCAATATTAAGGCTATGCCCGGCCCGAAAGTATCGCCGTCGCGTATTTCGTTGCCGTACATTCTCGGGAATGAGCAACGTACATCTTTAACCATTATGTGTTTTTTTTCCATGGTGTCTACTCCTTTTGGCTTTTGGTTTATGAGTTAGCTAAGTAAATCGTCTTCGAAATCCTCAGCCGTTCCTATACTAAGTAAATCGTCTTCGAAATCTTCGGCGGGTTCTGTGTTGTCTTCTATGATTTTGTCTTTACCCGGTGGCCGATGTATAGCCACAATTTCGAGTTTTTTGTATCTGCGCTTATGGTCTTTGGGCTTTACTTCTTTCAGCTTTTTTTCCGCTTCGGTGGGCGAGATAAGATCTATTTTTTCATAGTCCTGTTTTTGCAGCCCGGCGGTACGCATAGCTTTAATAGTCTCGTCGTCGTCGCCTATCCAGGCGCGGGGCTTTTCGGTGGGGCGCAATCCTAGCCCCGGAACTATTTGGCCGCTCTTTATACGGCTGGTTATCTCGTCGCCGAGGCCTTCGGCGAAGGCTAAGAATATTTGCATCTTTAGATATATGGCCGCTAAATCAGCGTTATCTAAAAGCGCCCGGTCTTTAATGGTGGCTTTACTAACCTCGATAGCTGGCAGCTCGTTTTTTTCCTCGACGGTTAGATCGTCGAAGCCCTCGACAGCAGCGCTATAACCCATCTGTGCTTGAGCTTTACAGCGCTTAAGCCGTCGCCCTTGGCACCATTTACAGCCGTCCTTAGTAGGCTTAAGATACTGCTGTAAGTGTTCTTCGCCGTTGTCTAAGGGATGATCAAGATATACGCCGGTAACGGTAGCGTATAAATCGTAAGCAATCTTAGCTTTTGGTTTTACTTCCTCTTCGCCCCACTTTAAAAGATCGGCTATAGATATTTCATACTCGCTTATGTTATCTATACGCGGCTGAGCTATAACAATAACTATTCTTTCGATCTCGCGTTCAAACATAAGATCTAACGAGTTAAGCGCGCCGAGCGCGTATAACTTTAGCTGGCTATTTTCGTAAGCGTTTACTTTATCGAAGCCATATTTAAAATCAATAATGTATAACGTGTTAACACGTTTCCCTGCGGCTACCTTCTCGTATACCTCTAAAACTATATCGCCGGTCCCAAAGCCGTTAGGTGCTATATGGGAATAGTCTAAGCGTTCTTCGTAGAAACCTTTTTTAGTGGTAAGTCTGCGCGAGTAGTCAATAACAACTTCAACGGCGTCCACCATTTCTTGAGTGACTGCTATTCCAATTCCGTCCGGTGACCCGTTATCAACTGTTATTTTGTGGCCTAAATAAAACTCGGGTTCCTTGTCGAGCTTTAAAGACATTTCTAAAACTTCGTGGGCTGCTGTGCCTTCCCATGAATTTACGTTGCCATCGTCCGGCGCGTTAATTAACCCCTCTAACCCCAGAGCGCCAGGGCAGCTCAGCCACTTGGCTGAGCCGCTTGCTGATAGTGTGGCGTGAGCCTCAGACACTATTTTACTTCCGCGTCTTTTAAGGCTTTCAGCGCGCTTTCCATGGCTTCGCCGAAGTTTTCTTTCTTCAATGCTCCTAAGCGTGGCGCGCCGAAGTCTGCAAGGATCTGCCGCGTAACGTCGCGCCCCAGGGCTTTTGTATTATTTATTTTAAGTAGCGTCTTTTGTACATCTTCCAAGGTGTACACTTTGTCAGTGTCTGGCGGATCTAGCCCTAAAAGGTCGTCGTCGTCCGTGCCGCCTGGAGCGCCCTTTGTTAACAGCTCGTCGGCCTTAACCATAAAGCCGGAAAATACTTCCGGTTTAAGCTTCGCGAGATTAGCCGCGCCAAAACTTTGGAAAAGGCCGGCGAGCGCTTCTTTCCCCAGCTTTTTTAAGACTTCGCCGCCTTTAGCCTTGACAGCTTTTTTCAGATCCGCCAAATCTTTTTTTGTCATGTCTTTACCGGTATCTGCTGGCGCGGTTGCGCCTGGGCATGCACTGGCGATCGTGGAAGTGACCGCGCTAACTAAAGCTGTAACGGCTTCTAAAAGATTCTCTGCTTTTTTTTCTAATGACATAATGACCCCTTTTTTTAGGTTAATAGTTTAATGAGTTTGTGTAGGTGGAAAGAAATATTTTCAGCGTCGTCTAAAGTTAGCTCGCGTTCCCATTTCATTTGAAGCGCCTGGAGTACAAAGCCTGTCAGGTCGTCGCGTATGGCTGCGGCTATGGCCGTCTTTATATCTACCATGGCGTAGCCCTCAAAGTCGTCATCTATGGCGCTTTCTTTAGGCTCGTCTCGCATAAGAAGACCGTCTGGTACGCCCGGATCGGTTTTAATTACGACCTGTTTTTTAGGATCTATAAATTTAAAAACCGTGCCGAGTATATTGGAAAGCTCTTTATCTAGCTGCATGTGATTACATGAAAAATCGGTAAGCAGCCCGGCAACAAGTCGCTTTAAAGCCTTAGGCCCTAAGACGATCTCGGCGGCTACTATGGATTTATGCAGGTGCTTATTAAATACAGGGGGCTGTTTATCGTTCAAGATTTGTCCTCCCAGTCTAATAATTCTGAGCCGTCCGTTTCCTCTTCCTCACTTAATGGGGGTTCAATTATTAGGTCTTTATGGCCTATCTTTATAGGCGTTAGCAACCCTAACATATTAGGTGCCTGAAGTATAATAAATGCAGATTCAGCAAAAATCTTTAGTGTTATATCCTCTCCCAGTAGATCGCCGTCTAATAGTTCTTTAAACATATCAGCATTAAGCGCCATGGTGGGAGTTAATAACCTGGTAACTGCTGAAAATACCGCGTATAGCGACGCGCCCCCGTCTGCATAGGTAACCTTTACACTCTTACTTAGCAGTTTGTCGTCTGGAATTATGGCCTCTACGTTGGGGTAGGGCGTCTTACAATCGCTTTTATCTAAAATTATTTCAGACTTAGTAATTTTAGTGATGGAAAACAGCCCTTTACCTTTTATTAATTGAGGGTATATATTGGAACTAAATCGGTGTAGACGAAAACCGTCGCAGCCGGTGAATTGAATACTCTTACCCAGCTTTTTTACATGTAAGCACTCTAGCGCCGGTCGGGCTCCGTCTTTACGCGCTACCGCTAAGCATGCCCAGCGTAGCTTTTTAAAAATGGCGTCATGTTTAGCGATCTTTAGCGTCATTTTTGTTTGTCCTTTACTAGCCGTATATTTCGGCGTTAAGATCATTACAAGCATCCATCCATTTATCAGAAGGCGGTACGGGCGCGGTATAGGTTTCTGCGTCGATAAGGTCGAGCACTTTTTTAGCGGTTGTAAAAAGAGTGTTATAAGTTCCGTCGCCCTCTTTATCAGGCATATGAATGTCTGTTATATCGCCTTGGAGCGTTAGGGTATTTGTTTTACATTCTAACGCCAGAATTATCTTATTGTTTCTGTTATTGATCGCGATTACTTTACCAATAACAGGCCCTGGTATTTTTCTAACAATGTCAAAGCCTTCTATACTATCCGGCAGTATCGCCGCGTCTGTGATACACTCTAGTGTTATTTTACTCATGATTTTGTCCTTTGTTGATTTTTGGCTTTTGGCTTTTGAATGTTCAATTTTTAAAATATCATACTTTCCGGCCAGTGTCAATAAAAAAGATTGAAAATATTAAAATAATTATTTGTTGCAATTCCCATAATTTTATTGTAGGTTAAAAAATAGCCTTTTAATCTCAAAATAAGGGGATAGCATGAAAACAGTTATTAAAAATCTGAATGACAGGACTGAAAATATCCGGCTATTAATCCGCGATCTTAATATGGATTGCGCAGATTTAAACGGCGTCGCGGTTACTATACCTGAAGACGCGCCTTATCCGGCAGTCTGTTTTAAAGGCAGTAAAGTAATACTGCATAATGTAAGCTCTGACCTGGACGCGGGCGGTGTACGCGCTACTATGGCTATGCCTTATAATAAGGACGATAAAGATGATAAGGCGCGGCGTTTCTTCGGTGCGCAGTACAGATTTAGCATAGACGAAAGCTGGTTTGAATAGTGGCTAAAAGTATTTTACAGATACAATTTCCTTACTATATACGACGCGCTATGTATTTTATAAATAGGTATTTTAGACCAATAAAGCCGGGTAGCTTATTTAGAGAGCTTCGCGCTAAACGGCTTAAGGTAGGCACACTAAAAGAGGTACATTTAAAGCCTTATCTTAAAAATCATAATTTTAAAGAAACGACCGAAAAGTATTGGCTTGATTATTTTTTTAATAACATGCTTAACCTATATGGAATAGGCCGTATATGCGAAGCGTTACAAAATCTTGATCGCTATGCTGATTTAGACTACCAAGATAATTTTAAGCTTATAAAAGGGTACGGCGATTATTTAGGGACGCGCCCAGATGGTTATGAACTATTACAATAAAAACTAAATCTTAACAGGAGTAAGATAAAATGTCTAGATTATTAGTAGCTGCTTTAAATGTCGGCGCGCTTGCAATAAAAGCCGAGATAGATAAAATAAATAAAGTGTGCAAAAAATTTGAAGGTAGGGACGTTGTTATACCAGAATCGGTAGACTACCCGTTAAAAAAATTCATAGGCAGAAAAGGCCGTCTGCGCTATCCTCAATTTAATTCGCGTGATGGCTGCATGCACGCCGTAGTTGACTTGTATTACCTGGACGGTTCGGGGCGTGTAACGTCCTATCCTGAGACCAGGTACTACGTCAATATTACAGACGACTGGTTTTGAGAAATAAAACAACAACTAAAGGAGATCACAGGATGCCCAAAACAAGATTGTATGGCGATATATCGCCGAATCATGAAAGTAATTTTCTTTTTATTAAAGGGGCTCTGGGCTGTAAGAGCAACGGCGAAGCCCTTGAGAGAATGATCGAAAAGCTTATTGGTCCCATACGGAAAGAGGCCGCGAGCGTTAAAGGCGTAAAAGACGCCTAAATGCAGACTAACTTCAAAAGTAAGCACGGCCCCGCGCTTATAGACGCGCGATATATGCTAGTGCCTATCAAGACGGGCGAAAAGTACCCTAATAAAAAAGGCTGGCCCCAGCTAAGGGCAACTCTACGAGACGTAGAGAGCTGGGCAGCCAGCCGATATTATGGCGGCCTGGGCGTGCTGGGGGAATTTAACCCTGGCATAGATATAGACATTCAAGACCGTGAGATAGTCGAAAAGGTTATTAAATGGTGCCAGAAAAACATAGGCGTAACGCCGGTAAGAACCGGTAACGCCCCGCGCGCGCTTATCCCCTGCTCAGCTCCGCCCGAAGGCCTGGGGCCGGATAACTCGGCTAAGTACGAGGATGATTTAGGGGTATCACACCAAATAGAAATTAAAGCGAAAGGCCAGCAATGGGTAGCTTACGGCATGCATCCCGGAACTGGAAAACCTTACGCTTGGGAGGGCGGCGAGCTGCATGATCTGGATAGCGACTTGCTGCCGTTGCTTACCGGGGATAAAATAGCCGCCCTCTTTTCTTATTTCGAGTCAATCGCCCCGGACACCTGGCTAAAGCTTTCTAAGGGACGCGCCCGCGCCAGAGCAGGCGGGTTAACGTCTGACGGCGAATTACAAGGCGGCACGGCTTTTGAGAATTATAAGCCCCCGCTTAATATAGACGCCGATCGTGTGCGCTCTATACTGGCAGCTCTGAGCCCCGACGGCGAAGTAAACGGCATGGGCTGGCGCTCTGTAGGCATGGCGCTTTATCATCAATTTGAAGGCAGCGACGAGGGACAAGAAATTTACCGGGAATGGAGTGAAAATTCTATAGAGTATGACTATGACGAAATATTACTGCGCTGGCCGTCCTGGGGCGCTAATACCTACAGCGGTAACCCGGTAACCTTCGCAACAGTTATTCAGATGTATAATGAGGTTACCAAAAAAGCTGACGACCCTACCCGCAGGAAAAAAAGTAAAAAGCTGTCGGACTGGGAAAAGCGTTTTACTATGGTAGACCTGGCAGACAGTTCAGAAGTACATGACGCCGGAGTACCTATTCATAAAGCCCGCAGGCATACGCTCAGAGCCTTTAGAGAGCAAAACAGCGGCTACGTCCATAGGTTTAAAAACGTCCTGGGCGACGACGACAGCGAGCCTATGGTAACGTCCTGGCAGAACTCCCAGAACGTCCGGCACTTCGCCGGTTATACCTATCAGCCGGGGACGCCGCGCTTTTGCCGTCGGCCTAATAGCTACGACGACGACACGCAGTATATAAATACTTTTTACTTCCCCCCGCATACTGAAGAGATCCCCGATTACCGTGAGCGCTTAGCGCCGTTTAAGGACCTCTTAGCGCACTTGTTTCCAGAGCAAGCCGAAAGGCTGTGGTTTATTGAATGGCTCGCTAGGCTCATTCAAAACCCCTCTGTAAGGTCATTTGTAACGCCTATTAATATAACGCCGGTAACCGGGACCGGGCGCGGCATTTTATTTGATATCCTGCGGCTACTCGTCGGCGGCCACAACACCCATGACGTGAGCCCCGACGATATCGAAGGCAGGTTTAACGGCTTTTTGGATAAGTGCCTGATAGCAGTTATCCAGGAAATAAAAGCTAATACCGGCGCGCGCAAGTACCAGGTCTGGGAGCGTATGAAATCGCTGTTAGCTGATACCGTCGCAAATATACAGGCCAAAGGGCAAGACAGCTACACAGCGCACGTCTACGCTAATTTTTTAATGTTCTCCAATAACATCGACGCCCTGCCGCTGCGGGACGTTAACGAGCGCCGTGTATATGTTATGCGAGGCGCGAGCCGTGGGCTAAAAAATACAGAGATAGACGCTATTATAGAATGGAAAAAAGAAGAGGTTAATATATCGTCGCTGTTTAAGTACCTGAAAACCTACCCGGTGGACGAAGGCAATTTTAAGCGAGCGCCTAAGACCTTAACCAAGATTCAAATGGTTAACGCTACTGTAGGCGTAGGCGGCGCGGATATAGACGACTGGCTAGCCGAGGAAGCCCCGGAGGTATTTGATTTTGACTATGCCTATAACGCCCTGGAGAACTACTCTGAAGATATAGCAGCGGTGGGCATAGCGCGAGATCGCTTTAGGCGTATGCTGTTAGACAAGGGCTATCATTCAGTACAGATCCGTATAGATAATTCACGGCGCAAGTATGTGTATTTTCACCCGGACAAAACCGAAAACGATCCGGCTAAATTGAGAAAGCTTTATAATGATATTATTTAACGAAAGGGTAAAAAATGTCACCACTTGAATTATTCTGCGTAATTATGTTTTCTATAAGTATGGCAGCCTTTGCTTTTGTGGTAATCGTATTGGTTGCTGCGAGATCCAACGATTATTCTGAAATGATGGAACATAAAGATTTAAATAAAAAAAGGCGGTGAGTAATGACTAGGATAAACTTAAAACTTTGTTCGCTCGATGTTAATACCAGTAATGCAACCTGTACTGATAGAATAAAGGTTAGTGATTTGCCTCTATGTAAATCAGATACGGAATTTTGCGGTTATGTCGTAAATGGGAAAATACAATTAGACGAGGCTACGCTTAAAAAAGCGGGTTGTTACAGTGATGTTACCAGCAAAAAAGTAGGGTAAAAAATGATTGATAAAGGTTATAAGGTTACAATAGATATGGCTGACGAAAAAAAGGCAGATCGTAGCGCGCTAACTAGGGTAGCGGTAAAAGAGGGCAATGTATATTGTATAAAATGCAGCGTATTTTTAGGTATGACTTGCGATCCGTTTAGACCAGAGTGTTGTAACGGCTGTTTTAAATAAAGGGGTACGTAATGAGAAAGCCAACACAACTGTTAAACGAGCTGCTATCTGAAACGCTGCCTAACAGTCCCCCGCGTCATGCCAAAAATGAAGCCAGGGTGCAAGGGATTTTAGACTTGTTTACTGAGAAAGAAAAAGATCTGAACGCGGCGAAAATTCTGTTAGCCTGGGCTAGACCCCGGCTGAACACTGTAGTTAGTGCCAAAGATGAGGAAGAGTTTATGTGTAAAATAAATAAGCTACTAAAAGGCGGTGGATAAAGTATTTAACTAACCTACGCATACACACATACAAACATATAAACATATAAAAGGAGTAAATTATGATATTAAAAATAATGACATTTAAAAAAGGTAATCATACCGATGGTAAGAGCGGAGAGGGTATTCATGAGCATGCCTCTACTGAGCTTATCCAAGGCTTAAAAATCCAGTGGTGTGATGTTAAGGCGTTAGACGATAAAATGTTTACTCGGTTTACTGTTGATGAAAACAAACCGACAGAACGCGATCGCATGATCTCGTTCGACCTGATTAATCAACGCCTAGTTTCCGCCTACGTCCTGAACGACTCAGGCAAGACAATCCAAAAGCCAATTTAACTTAACTGCGTAGGTTAGTTATTTTAGTTTTACAATCATTAAGGAGCTTATATAATGACGCTATTTGAAGAGATAAAAAAGGCGGTAGCCACCTATGATAAAAACCCCGCGCTAATGTCTAAGGCGCGAGCCGTAGAGCTTTTGGAAAGGTGCCTGGTCTTATCCACTGGCAGAGTTAGAAAGCCGGTTAAATACGCATGCTGCGTTGAAACTAGCTGCCTGTGTTTTAGCCAGTACCCAGGCCGTAAAAATCCGGTAGTAAGGAAAACAAATTGCACTCAGCATAAGACGATTAAAACCATGATGCGTTGTAGCCATAAAATACTTAGCGGTAGTACAGCGTAATGAGCTGTACTTGCCAAGATTGCGGCGTTGGTTATAAAGTAGATCTGCTTATCCCCGACGCGCTTTGGGAAGCTATTAGAGGTGATAAAAATTTATTATGCGGCGTGTGTATTATGGATAAAATAGAAGACCTGGACGAGTATGGCTCTTTAAAAGTAACTGAGGGACAAGTAGGGAAATGAGTGATTGAGCCCGAAGATAAAAGAGAGTGTCAATTTAAAGTACCTCCGGCCTGCCGCATGTACACTCTGTGCATGCATGCGGGCTATGGTAACGGGAAAAATAGTATACGGTGCTGCTTTCTATACTGGGAATTAGTGACTGATAGGATTTATAATAAACTTAACAGTGAGGGGTAATTATGGAAATCTTTGAAAGAGCAGACGGTAAAGGTAAAGTGATAATCTTAGCCGATAAACATGATTCGCGAATTTTAGACGCTATGGTAGTGTACGCGGCTGAAAATAATAAGCGTAAAAAAACCTGGCAGAAAATTTATACGCAGTTCTATAAAGAGCTGCCGCTTTTTTAAAACCTAATCAGAAGGGGTAATTATGCTAAAATGTTACAATTTTTTATGCGTATCAAATCAGCCGCTTTTAGCTAATAGCTGCTTAAAGCATTGTGATGATATGCTACCAGGCTGCCCGAAGCTGCACGCCTTTAATAAAATAGAGATCGTTCTGCTAAACGGTAGTGAAAACGACGCAACTTATAAGGCCTGGCTTAAAGAGAAAAACAAAGTTACGGGGTAGTGCTATAAAAAGCCCTGATTTGCACGATTACAAAATGAAAGCCGTCGTCGAATTATCCGGCGAGCAAATCGAAGCGGTAGTTATATTCGATTACGTAGGCCGTATTGTATACATAAATCAAGTGGTATATAAAGGAAAAGATATCAAGAGCATTATAAGCGGTAGCGTAGAGGCCAATTTAGAAAGGCTTTTATATAGGACATTTGGTAGATAACAATTAACAGAAAGAGGTAATTATGAAAACTAGTCTCAAATTAATAGCCGAAGAAAGATTTCGGCAGATAGATAAAAAAGGCTACGACGCCTTGCGCGATAAAGTACACGTTAAAGGTGAGTTAATAAAAGCTGCCGTAATGTACGCGCTGGATGTTATCAAGCCCGGTTTTTCTAATGACGATAAAGTGGTAAACTGGCCTTGGAGTCCGCAATGGTGGAAACCTACGCCCGACGATAAAGTACGGCAGCTTACTAAAGCCGCTGCCCTAATCGCCGCTGAGATCGACCGGATACAAGGTACTGGCGCTTAGCTCAATAAATCGTCGTAGTCTTCCAAATCCTTTTTACTTGTTAGCAGGGCGCGTATATACTGCGCGCCTTTTGCTATACACCATTTCTTGAGGCTGGCCGGTACTTTTACCTGGTAGGGTTTCAATGGGCCTTCAGTGCTTATGCAGGGCTTGCGCCCCCGTTCATGCGGCTGTATGCATCGGCGGGTCATACTGAGTCCCTTTTCAGTTGTGGCAATACCTTTTCATTCCAATTCAAAGCCTGTAAAGCAAGGTCTAAGGCTCGCTCTAAATCATAATGATAAATTGTATAAAACCCTATGGGGGTAGTTGGATAAAATTGAAGTGATACGAGTGTATCTTTTTCAATCATTTTTTGCCTGACGCTCTCGCTAATACTCGGGGGAAAATCGCAGTCGTCGATCTCTTTTAGGGCTTCCTCTACTGTCTGGTGGTAATCCCTATAATTATTTATCTCTACCGATACGCTGCATTTACATAGGTCGATCAATTTTTGAAGTTTAGTCATTTTTGATCCTTTCGGTTATTGGCTAAGATATTCGTATCCGACCATATGAAATACAGCAAAATATTAATGGTAAGCAAAAGTATAATTATACATGTCATCATGTTTTATCCTTTGGTTGTGGGGTTGAGTAAATCTCATTATAATAGTTGACGGCTTCTTTTCTGGTCTTAAAACTTGCTATCGGTATATTATCGGGGGTAATATAGAGATTCCACTTTTTAAAACCGCCGCCGTATCTCACTCCAGGGATTCTTTCTTTTTTGGTTATCTGATAAGTAGTGTTTATTCTACTTTCCCGTTCTGCCCTTGAGGCAATTTCAGCCTTTATACAATCCATGTCTGATCCTTTCGTTTGAGTTGTGGTTAACTGTTATTCCTTCTTTTAGCTTTATCTTCTAACTCTTCGGCCACCATTAAAATATCGTTTTCATAGAGATCGGGCATTTGGTCTCTCAGCTGATCGAGTAGGTCTAGCCTCTGTCTGATTTTGCTTGAGTTTTTCATTTTATTTCCTTGGTTAATTGTTATTAAAAGCTTTCTGTGTAAGTACGAGCTTTCTACCGTCGAATTTTATATAGTCGTTTATCAGTCCTATAACGGCGGCGACTTTGCCCTTTTCGGTGAGGTTGTTTTTATAATCGTAAGTGAAGACGCCGGCACCATTGAACATTTTACCGTAGAGCAGCCAGTCAGTATTTACCACTTCATTTTGAAGTTGAAACATTGCTCTTTTGTTGACTCCGACTTTTGTCATTATTTTTCTGAGTTCCATTTTATTTCCTTTTGTTAAGCTCTGTACTAATTATAACTCTTATTTGTGGTAATGTCAACCTTTATTTCAAATTATTTCTAACACCTGTCACTTAGTTTTTTGAGCTTTTAGGCGTCAAAATAAAAAGAGTGACACTTAGAGCTAAAGCCGCGAGGCGTTTTAGAGTGCGATATAGATGGGTCTATATAGATGGGTCTATATGACATAGCTGAATTGACGTTTCCTGCCTATCAGAGGCAATCTGTCTTGTTGTCTTATTTGCATATAGACCCCCAAGACATTGGAAGTACCTTATTCTATTAGGCTTAAGGGGTGCTGTCTTGTTGTCTTGCCTGTTTTACTAAGTCTCACATGAGGGAAACTGAGTTACATACACTTTGAGACTTTATTTATTGTCTAAAGGTGTATGTAAGTAGTATTACCCTATAAGGGGATAAAGCCCTTTTAGCAAGACAACAAGACAAAACCTTGTAAGGCTATATACTGTATGCTAGTTACGCTGTCTTGCGGCTTTCGAGGGTGACAAGACAGGCAAGACAGATTGATATAAGTCTTTATTATAACAGGTGTTAGGTTTTTAAGTGACAAGACAAATCTAAAAACCCAGCATTTATTTGGTATAATGAGGGTGACAGAGCTATACTATGAATAGGGACAATGGACAATGAAACAAGCTAAATCTATCTGCCGTCAGGTGGGCTGCCCTGTGCTTATAGCCAGGCCCGGGTACTGCGTACAACATGAGAATGTAGAGCGTGGGCGCTTTAAGGGACTGCGTAAGGCCGCAGGCTCAAGGGCTTTCTATGGGTCACGTAAGTGGACGCTGACAGCTAAGGCATACAGGCGGGCTAACCCACTATGTGCTGACCATAAGAGCAGAGGCATGATCATAAAGGGCGACTTGGTAGACCATGTTATAGAGCGGCTTACATTGATAGCCAAGGGTTTAGATCCGTGCAGCTGGGAGTATCTACAGACGCTCTGCCATAGCTGTCACAACAGGAAGCTACGCGCAAGGCAGCATATACATAGCCCTGGAGAACTGGGGGACAATGTTTTTATATGAGAGCTAAACTATATAGATGTATGTATGTAAGCCCGTCCATATGGAGGGGGCTATATATTCTCTATAAGCTAAAGTCTAGAGAC